CGAATCGGTTTCAAGTGTCTTCTCGACTATTACTGCGGTAAACACTAACGACCTTATTACTTCCTGGGCTGGGAGCATCAAGAAAGACACGGTAGCCTTGGCTAATGTGGTTGGCTGGACGCTAAAAACTACGCGAAACATGGATACCGCCGAAGTTGTTGGAAGCTCGGCTCTGTATGACATTCAGCCCAAATCGGCAAAGATCACAGGAACGCTAGAACTCTATTTCTCGGATTATGCACTCTATACCGCAATGCGCGCTGAGTCTGACGTTGCGTTCCAGTTAAACCTTGGTCCTGGTAGTGCAAAAAGTTACGCTGTTGATTTAACTCGATGCCGTATCAAATCATGGAAAAGCGAACCTAAAGAAGGTTTGATGACCGCTACCGTTGAGTTTGAATCCTTCGCCCCAACTTCTGGTAGCAATACCTCACTAATGATTACTCGCACCGCGACCTAGGGAGATCCTATGGATATCAGCAACCTGAAAGCAAACCCCACGACCCGCATTGAGCTTGTTCACCCCGAGGAAGGCGAAACTGGGATCTTTATCACGCTGGCGTCGAAAGACCATCCCGACGTTTTGAAGATGGTTCGCCGCGCCATGGATAAGCGCCTTTCCGAAATGGCCAAGGGTAGTAAGAAAAACGTCACCAGCGCAGAGATTGAAGCGGAGGCTCTAGAGGTTCTTTCGGCGGCTGTTAAGGGCTGGGAAGGCGTGGAGGCCAACGGGGAACCTTGGCCTTTCACTCCTGAAAATGTCCGGGCTCTTCTTGAGCATCGATGGATTCGGCGCCAACTCGATGACGCCATGAACACCGAGGCCCGTTTTTTCGGGCGCTAACGGCGGATCTCGTGGAATACGCTCGCCACGCTTTCCGTCTGCTGAAACCAGGAGAGGACGGCGTGGCGTTGCGAGACAAGCTTGAGCACATCGCGGAGACCACGGGAATCGTGGATGAGGCGCTGAATCTCCCGTCATTCCCTACCGCTATCCAATACTTATGGGGATGGTTCCACGAGCTGCAATCTGCCCGTACCGGTAATGGCTTTGGTGCAAACCCCATCACATTTTCCGAGATCCAAGCTTGGATGCAGCTCACGGGAAGAACGGTGCATCCATGGGAGATTAACGCGCTTAAAGAACTAGATCGCGCTTACCTTGTAGAGGTGTCCTCCAATGGCTGATGTAGCAACGCTTTCCATCAAAGTTGACACCACGGATATCAACCGCGCGGATTCCGCAATGCAGGGGCTTGGAAAGACAGGAAGCATGCTTGAAGGCGCGATAAAAAAGCTGGCTGTTGCTTTTACTGCTTTCAAGTTTGCAGAGATGGTTAAGGACATAGCGCTCATGTCTGCCCGGTATGAAACGCTTGGCGTAGCAATGGTGGCAGTCGGGAAGAATGCTGGCTATAGCGCCATGCAAATGAACTATTTTTCAGAACAAGTGAAGGCCATGGGTATCTCCATGGTTGAGAGTAGAAACGTTCTTTTGATGATGGCTGGTTCCCAGTTAGATCTAGCCAAAGCTTCCGCTTTGGCGCGAGTTGCCCAGGACGCGGCTGTTATCGGGAACATCAATAGCTCCGAAGCTTTCGTACGCATGGTGCATGGGATCAGGAGTGGTGAAACCGAGATACTGCGCACCCTTGGAATCAACGTGTCGTTTGAACAATCCTATAAAAAACTGGCTACACAACTCAATATCACAACAAATAATCTTACAGATACGCAAAAGGCAAGCGCCAGAATGAATGCGGTTCTCGAATATGGGACCCGCATCGCGGGAACCTATGAGGCTGCCATGGGGACTGCTGGCAAGCAGTTACTTTCTATGCAGCGCTATTGGGATGACTTGAAGACCGTAGCGGGGTCGGTGTTCCAGGAAGCGCTGGGAACTGGTGTATCTGCACTTTCTGAAGCGCTCAAAGGGGCGAAAGAGTGGTTCGAAAGAAATAGTGTAGCTGTTGCTGATTTGGCATCATCCGTTGGGCTTTTGGCGGCAAGCCTGGTTGATCTGTTAAAGACATTAGGGCTTTTGGGAAGTGGCAGGGAATCCGTGACTACGCTTGCGCAGATTTTCAAGGGTCTTGGGCTTGCCATGGCGTTTGTGAAAGACGTTGTACACACGCTGCTCTATGACCTTTTGAAATTGGGGCAAGCCCTGAGCTGGCTAACGCTTGGGAGCGAAGAACAACAAAAATGGTTTAAGGACCAGGCTGAAGAGTTTGCGCGAATGACAGACGCCGTGGACAGGTACGCCGACAAGTTATCAGACGCTCAAGAACGGCTCGTTGCGTTTGGAGCAAAAAAATCCGTTGGTGATGACATGCAAAAAAACATCGATGCGCTTGTTGCATCGATGAAGCAGTATGAAAACGAAATCGCCAGATATGAGTCTCGAACAGGTAAAAGCGCTGGGAAAGACTCGCTTGGCGTTCTAGAAGAAATGAAATTGCAAATAGATATACTCAAAGCACAGCGAGACGCATATCTCAAAGGTATTCCTGAACAGATGGGACCTGCTGCGACACAGCGCCATGATGGTGTTGTGTCAGACACAGATATCAAGGCTGCTAAAAAGAGAATTGAGGTAATGAAAGAATCTCAAGCAGCAGTACAAGCATTACTCTTGCAGAAAGAAATTGATGCTATCTGGGCTCCCGTAGCTTCCAACAAAGCAGCGCAAGAAGAAATAGAATTACGGCAGTACCAGAACCTCATAGAAGAAACAACAACGAGCCTTCATGCGATGAAAAAGGCTAAGGAAGACGTTGCGAATTATGCGTTAAGACTAAACGATCAATACACATCTCAAGGAATAGATAATGACCGATCGATGACCCAAAAGGCGCTTGACAGTGGTTCGATAAGTATGGAAACATACACGCGCCACATGAGAGACCTCTACAAAGAGGAATTGAAGCTGAAATCGTTGAACGGTGATTTGTGGTCATCCATGGTGTTAGAAATCGAGTCATTCAGCCAGCGATCAACAGACGCCTTCGTTGATTTCTGTTTCACCGGAAAGAATGCTTTCTCTGATTTGATTACGTCCATGCTGAAGGACCTTGCGAGACTTGCTATCCAGCAGCAGGTCATGGCCCCGTTGTGGGGCTGGATCGCTCAGGGAATAGCCGGTTGGGCTGGCGGCGGTGTCACAAGCGGTGTCAATTCTTACAATCTCGGCGGAGGCGCACTCAGCGGAACAACGCCTCTTGCGTCTGGAGGGCCTGTTAGTGCGGGTGGGATGTACATGGTTGGCGAACGCGGACCTGAGCTTTTCGTATCCAAGTCGGCTGGCCAGATCGTACCTAATCATGCGCTTGGGGGACAGGTAAACAACGTGAGCATCGTGGTAAACGAAAACGGGCAAGCAAACGCAAAGGGCGATGGCCCTTCTGGTGTGGAGTTGGCGAGAAATATCAAGTCAGCGGTCATCAGTGTTTTGGTTGAACAGAAGCGCAATGGTGGCCTGCTGGCTGGGGGTGTAGCATGACGGAAACCTTTACGTGGACGCCTGACTATGGCGCACAAGTGACGCGATCTCCGCGCATACGAGAAGCCAAGTTTGGCGACGGGTACGCTCAGCGCGTGGGTGATGGACTTAATGTTGATCTGCCAAAATGGCAACTCAACTTTACCGGGCGCACTATGGCAGAAATTCAGGCTATTGATGAATTTCTTCGGACACAGGCTGGTGCGACATCGTTTTATTGCACTTTTGCAGATCAATACCTTGTAATGGCGCAGGAATGGTTCGGGACTGGAGATGGATCTAAAGTTGAGTGGCAATTAGGTCGGATGTCAAATGGTGCTTTTCAGAATATTTATTATTACACCACTATACCACAAATATATCGGCTTGATTGGCAAGGTGACCAGTTGATGTACTCGACTCCAAGGACGAATATGCTTTTATATTCGACAAGCTTTGGATATGAATTTGTTTCTGTGAATATGATAGGAGGAACTGAAGAAATCGGTCCGTCTGGTATAAATGATGCTGTTCTTCTTGAAGCAGTTGATTCAGGGGCATCTTTTACACAAGAAATGAGCGGAACGTCTGGAAATTACTGTAACTCAGTATGGCTGAAACGCGCATCGGGCGCTGGTTATATTTATTTCTTGCGACCCGATGGCGTATCCGAAGAAGTCGTATTAACCAATTCCTGGCAGCGCTTTTCTGTTACATCTTTAAAAGGTGTTGGTAATGTTGTTTGGGGGATCATCATTGATACGAGTGGTGACCAAATTGTCATTGCGTTTGGTCAGTGCGAATCAGGAACTGTTGCAACGTCCTATATCCCAACCACATCGGTAGCGGTTACTGAAACAGACTACACGCTCGGATCAACGGGTCTTGTCACTTTCGGCAAGGCTCCAGTTACAAGTGCGGACCTAACATGGACGGGTGAATGTGCTCGGAAGTTTGTTTGCAAAACTTGGAACATTAGCTATCCGAGTTACGGTATTCAACATCTTTCTGCCGAATTTGAAGAGGTGATTGAATGACGCTATCGCTTGCGGAGCTTCAAAAACTAAACCCTGGATCAATCATCGAACTTTACGTTTTGGATGCCACCTCGCTTGGCGGGAGCACGTATCGTTTCCATGCTGGCAAAAACGGATTGCTGTCCAATGTTGTATGGGATGGCAACACGTATACCGCTATCCCAATTCAGGTGACCGGGTACGAGTACTCTGGGAAGGGCTCGTTCCCGCGTCCAAAAATGAGCGTGAGCAATGTCCTCCATCTCATGTCAGGATATTGCAATTCGTACAGAGACTTAGCAGGCGCTAAGCTTACACGCATACGCACACTAACCAAATACTTGGATGCAGTAAACTTCCCGAATGGCAACGAAACGGCGGACCCAACTGCAAAAATGGCGGATGACGTTTATTTTATCGAACGTAAAACACTTGAAAACAAACACATCGTTGAATTTGAGCTTGTTTCTGCCGTAGATTGTCAAGGCGTGAAATTGCCTCGCCGCGTGATGACCGCAAGCACTTGTTCGTGGGAGTACAAAGGTGCGGAGTGTGGCTATACTGGTGGACTCTCAACATGCGGGAAAACCATTGCAGAGTGTAAGGCGCATTTTGGTGAGACTGCAACGTTGCCTTTCGGGGGGTTCCCTGGTTGCGGGAGATACCCCACATGATCGCAGCAGCGCTGGAGCATGCTCGCAAAGAATGCCCAAGAGAGTCGTGTGGGTTGATCGTTGTTTACCGCGGGAAAGAAGTCTATAAACCATGTCGAAACGTAGCAGAATCAACAAACGGTAGCTTCTTAATCCATTTCGAGGACTGGGCGAGGGCTGAGGATTTTGGGGAAATCGTTTGCATCGTCCACAGCCACCCCAATCTGCCCCCGGAACCATCACAGGCGGACCTGGTAGGCTGTGAGGAATCGAAGCTCCCATGGCTCATTGTCAACCCGCGTACGGGAAAGCATGTGCGAATAGAGCCGAAAGGCTATCAGGCTCCGCTGATAGGGCGTGAGTTCCGTTGGGGGACGCTAGATTGTTTTTCGTTGATCCGTGATTACTACTTGCAAGAGCTGGGAATTGTAATTCCAAACTTCAATCGTGAACAAAATTTCTGGAAGAAAGGACAAGATCTTTACCTTAAACACTGTGAAGAAGCAGGATTTCGTAGAATTCGCATAGAAGACGGATGGGTTAACCTTCAAAAACACGATGTGATTGTGATGTGCTTTGGAGGGGGGAAAATTCCGAATCATGGGGCCGTCTATCTCGGAGACCAGCGCATCTTGCACCACTGCCAAGGGAGGCTTAGTTCCAGAGATACCTGGGGCGGCTATTGGATGCACACAGCTGCTTACTTATTGAGGCATAAAACACAATGTTGACCACTGTTCGGCTTTATGGGCACCTAGGTAAGCGCTTCGGGAAAGTGCATCGTTACGATATTTCTTCACCGGCGGAAGCTGTTCACGCCTTACGGGCTACGCTCCCAGGTTTCGGGAAGTACATGGTCGAGCATTCCGCGCCTGGTTACCACGTCTTTGTAGACAAAGACAACATTGGTGAAAATGAATTGACTTTGCCATGCGGAAGCAAGAGTGTGATAAAAATCGTACCTGTGATTACAGGTAACGAGAAGGGCGGGCGTCCGGGCGTGTTTCAGACGATTCTTGGAGCTGTGCTCATTGTTGCTGGGGTTATTGGGGAAAGCCCAGGTATCGTAAATATGGGTATTACAATGATGATGGGTGGCGTAGCCCAACTATTAACGCCACTCCCTGAGTCTTTGGCACCACGAGAGGACCCTGCTAGTAAACCCAACTTTTTGTTCAGCGGTCCGGTAAATACCTATAGCCAGGGACATCCTGTCCCGCTCTGCTATGGGCGCTTGCGTGTTGGATCAGCGGTGATATCTGCTAGCGTTGTAACCAACCAAGTTTCAATGGGTGGCCTAGAGGATGGATCAACAGCAAATAAATGGTCAGTGCCGGTGTATGGCAATTATGCGTTGAGCGGAGATTTGGTATCCATCAACTATGCGAGACTACTCGATTTAGTTTCAGAAGGTCCAATA